CGCCATTCCTATGACGGAATCTTAGTCCAATCACTGATTGAGACCGTTTCACTGGTGATTTGTTGAGGTTCTAGTTTACAAGGAGTGACCGCGATACAACGAGCAAGGCGCTTGCCTGTGCGTGACCGATAATTCCTTGGTTGTTTGGGCAGTTTCACAAGCTCTAGAGAGTCGCGACCCCTACGGTAAGTTTCCTTACGTATAAGGGTGTTGTATCTAAAGAGAGTGTGCAATGCTTTCCACTCACCAAGGGGTATATATTGGAATTCGCACAGTATGTCGCTCTCCTGCTCTAACTCGCCTACTTCTTTAGTCCGGAACCAATCGTATAGATATGCGTCTTCTTGAGACACGTACCGTTTACGAGGAACGGACTTCAAGTGGGGGACAACGAACTCCCGTGTGCCATCTTTAAATCGGCAGCGGACGGGCATCATCCCAGATAAGTAGTCATTATCGGGCTCATCGACACGCCAACCAGAATAGTCCGGGAAACTTCCCGGAACTTGTTTTATAAGTCTGGTGACGCGCAAGAGCTCGAGTTTGATGGCACGGACCGTGATTGGTATCTCGGCCGGGTGCCAACGAGCAAGGAGACCGTTGACTGTTTGATACAGAAACGCCTCGTAACGCTTTGGCCCCAACAGCTGATGCTGACCCTCGGGCTGAAAAGGTCGAACATCAACCCCGCGGAAGTAGTCTCCTCCGCAGGATTCCCGAAAGTGAGTACTGACATGAGTTTTATCATCGTTCAGTACGAACCCGATATCGTCGAAAACAGACTTTACGACATCGTGGATCTTGCGAGGGTAGATGAGATCATCACCATACACACTCACAAAACCTTCACTTCCAAGGAGCTCGCGACATGAATTAACTATCGCGTAGAACAGAAGAGTTTGCAACGGAAACGTGAAACCTATACCCATAGCCATAAAAGATGCATAGTGATATAGTTTGCCATTGTGTCGAAAGGCACGACAACGGCCACGATTCAGCTCCCTTAGCCACTTGCGTGGAATGAGGCGTGCAATCAGCCACCACAGAAAGGATTCGGATGCAGCAGATAAGTCCGCTGTCACCCACCCTCGATGTATGGAAGCTAGCTTTGCATACTTGCGGTGTAGAAATTGAAGTTTCTCAATATCCAAACCAACCTCTTCTCTCAGGATTTCTTCCAATATTTGCCCTAAACCATAAGAATGGTAGCTCCCGATAAGGGTGTTGGGCATAATTGGTCGATATGACTTATAACTCTTCGGTACTTGTACCAGTGTGAGGGAGGTGCACAGGTCAAAGACTGGCTCTCCAGTAGGAGAGCACTTTTCTAAAACCCGAGAAAGATATTCATTTCCCGCCAAGTGGTTTCGAAACCACTCAATGTGCTCAGGATGTCCCGTAATAGGGTCAGCCAGCTTATGATCAATGTAAGCATCACGAGCAGGATTCCCTTGGGTAGCCCTGGTGGAAAATCGACAGCGGTCAGCGAACCGAGCAAGCGCTTTATCCGTAAGAATCTTCTTAAGATAGCGCCTAGCATGTTGCAATACACGGGAAGTCGAGAGCTTGATTGGTTGCCATTGCTGGCGACACAATCGAGTCTGATTGTCAATGTACTTTTGAAACGTAAGTTCCTCAAGTTCTTGATCCGTGTAAACATCTGTCTTAAAACGGTACCGTTTGAACAAATTCGCAAGTTGAACCTCCTTTTTAAACAACTGAGGAGACGCCTGCGAACAATCAGGAATTGGCATGTCTCGGAACGATTTAATGCTGTGCCGAAGCGCAGCGACATCCCGAAACTTATACTCAACTCCTTCAACGGCCCTAAAGTCCCTCACGAGTGATTCATACAAAAGTTTCATGCATGAATCTGTATCGTACAGCTTACGTCTTACTTGTCTTGACATGGATATCTCCAGTGTTTAAGGTTGTAGCTTAGCTATGCTTTAACTGGTCGCGCCATTGAGAATGAACTGCTGAAAATCCGAATCGAAGCAGATTTGGGCGGCATATGAATTCATATTGGCCTTTTCCGCGTCAGTTGTTTCCGGATGGTCCTCAAAGCGCAACTCGCGGACGTTGAATTTCAACGATCCATTAGCGAGAAGCTTGGGCCACACAAGTTTGACAGTCTTCTTATCCTTGGAAATATAAACACCAAGGGAATCAAGTTGAGCTGGTCGATTAATACACGTGATGGTGGGACGCACGCGGGCATCAGTGACAGAAAGATCGGAGACCTTCTTGCCATTCTTGATGGTTTCTCCCACGTCGGTGAACGTCTTAGACGTGCCGCCGGTTGCTGAACAAGTTCCACCTAACAGTAATGTTGCTCCTGAAATGGGCATGGTACTATCTCCTCTGATGTTTGAAGTTTGTAATCATCAGGGCGAGTGCTGTGCCGGCGTTCTTAACAGACCGCCAAGCATTAGTGAGCACAGGACCTGTTACTCTGGGTAAGTCAATTTCCCGCCTAATTGCTTCATAATAGCGAATCGCCAACGGATAACCAGTAATGGTTGCCGGGTAATTGCCATAACGAGCTTTGACGGCTGCGACACGGACTTTCTCGTATCTTTTTACAGTCACAACGTTAGCACCTAACTCTATCCAAGGAGGATATTGTGTAGATACCAGCCATTGATCGACATTGACTACCCAATCGGCTACGAACGACCACGGTAAGGCATTCCAGAAAACGCTGGCCCATTGCGTTGGATGAAGATTCCACCTGGCAATCCAGGGGACTTCATGCTTCAACGTGAACCATTGTTTCGCTGTATAATGCTCACCTTTCTGCCACTTATGAATATACGTGACAGTGAATGGCGGTTCGAGCTCATCGGCCGTTAAATTTCTATGTGACCGACTTACTACATGCCTTGCTGTCTTAGATGGTAATGGTTCTGAGTAGGTGCCGTCACCCGCCCATAAGGAAATCACTTTTGTGACGTCCAAGACCAAGGGGGCAATACCATAACGATATTGCAACCACCGATTGGCCGCCGCATTAACCATAGCCGACGATGCATCCAGTACAGAAATTGTACGCTTCGTTCGCATTGACATTAACACGGCCCCAGGGGCCGCCCTACTAACCAAAACACCGTTACCAAACCGGCGTCTTGATCGAGCAGGGATGTACATCCATGCGTCGCGTCGAGTCCACCTCTCTAAAACTTTATGAAGAGATAGAATCGTTCTTACTGGATCTCTGAGCAGATTGAGTACTTGACGAAATTCAACGATGTATTCATTCGCGTTGATTTCCGCCTCATTGACGCGGGCCATGGCCTTTTGCAAGGCTTTATCGGCTGCGCCATTGTCGAACCCAACTGTATCGGTAAACTTACTAGTGACAGGATACACCCTATCAATGGCACGGACAGCCCAGATACTGGGAGGTCGATAAGCCCATTGATTAATAGCGGATGCATCTGCATATAAGCTTGCCGTCAGAGCATTTGTTCTCAACGATTTAATAGTCGTGGTGTTTCTAGGGGGCTTCAAACGTTGGACCGGTTTGTAGTCCAGAATCGTCTTAACAACCCCTTTTGGCACCCTAACCATTGGCCCTTGGCGCAGGTACGACGCAAAGTACTGGTCCCTAGGTAACTCTACCCAGGCCACCTCGTCTTTGTTCCGCACCCGCGCTTTAGGTAACCGCTGTGCCCGAAGTAAACATGTAACCTCGGACCGGAGGAGATCTCGTGCAGCTCTCTGTTTGCGACGACGCTGTGAATTTTGTATTTTCACCAGCAGTTTGCGCATACGATAAGCTTTACGTCTCATCCGTCTTGAAGACTTACTCAGCTTTACTGGGTGATGGTCTGCTAGGAATATCGTCGGCCATTGCTGGCCGGACAGTAAACTCGGCGAATCATCACTTTTCATACTTTTCAACCTCCAAGATGCAGTTT